TCTGCATGGCCGTCGTCTGCAAGGTGGCGTCGACCTGCATCGCCGTCACCTGCGCCGAGAAGGCGGTCTTCATGGCCGTAGCCGCTGTGGGTACGGTCAGGGTCATCATGGTGTTCATCGGGGTGAATGCCCCGGTGTTCATGGCGGCCCACTGGGTGTTAGCCGAAGTGGCCATGCCCAGCATGTTCGTACCCCAGGCAGCCTGCATAACTGCCAGGTTTGCCGGGACGGTTGTGCTCATGCTCATATTCATGGGCGTGAGCGTCTCGGCATTCATCCGCTGCCAACCGCTATTCGCGGCAGTAGTAGCAGCGGACCAGGCGGCCAGCATCGACTCCTTCATGGCTTCTGCCGAGGAGATCAGGCCCTGGATAGTCGACTCGATCGAGGACACGTCGGGGGCGGCGCCACCGCTGGCAGCCTGCCCCCCACCGCCACCGGACAGCGCTGACGCTGTGTCGGTCGCGTTGAGAACCTGCTCGCCACCGCCGAACATCGCATAGCCCGGACTGGTGACCAGCTCGGGACCCTTCTCGCCAACGAGGTGCATGCCGGGGGTCGCGTTGTCCGTGCCCTCCGCATAAGGAGAGCCAGGAACGTTACCGCCATACCGGGCTTTTATGTACCTGGCAGCCGCAACCATGTTGGCCATCGGGTCAAAAATGTTCCCCGACAGGGACGGGTCGCGGTAGGCGGCGAACGTACTGGGAATGACCTGCATCAGACCACGCGAAGCCTGGCCCTTTGCGGCGTTGGAGTCCCAGTTGTTCATCGCGAACGGGTTACCGCCCGACTCGGCCTGCATCAGGGCGAGGAACTTGCCCAGTTGGCTTGCCGAGATCCCGGCCTTGGCGAGAGCCATGGCGGCCATCGGTGCCCACTTCTGGACGCTGCCGCCGCCACCCGCCATACCGGCGAAGTCCATCGGACCGGCCTTTTCTTTCTCCTTGAGGAGGAAGTCAGGCATGATCTCGTCGAGGATCTTCTTGCCGAAGCCGACAGCGATCTTGCCGAACTCGCCAGCCAGGCCGAACTTCTTGAGCTTCCCACCGGCATCCGAAAGACCCTCGGCAATAGAGCCCTTGTCGAGCATGCTGAGCACAATCTGCCCCAGCATCTTCGCCATCTCACCGCCGATGGTGTTGGCGCCTGTCACGGCACCGACAACGCCACCCACCGCATCGGTGACATTCGGGCCGACGTCCGGACCGATACCGGTACCGAAGAGACCCCCGTCGTCCTCCTTGTCGCCGAACCCGAAGAGGTCTGCGACGGCACCGCCGATACCTGCCAGCGGCTTCAGGCCCTTGTAGACATTCTTCAAGATCTTGCCGATGTGACCCTTCAGCATTCCGAACAGGTCGAACCCACCACCGCCGCCGCCACCGCCAGCGCCGAGGCCGTCGCCGCCCTTCATGAAGTCGGCGACCTGCGCCCGCGCCGGACCCGAAAGGGCCGGGTGATTCATCAGCACTGCGTGGATGTGTTCGTTGCCAGTCCAGGTTCCACCGACACGCGCCCAGGCCGCGAAGCCCGCAGCCCTCAGGGCGGCGACGATGGCGGGAGAGGTGGACCCGATGTCGACCACACCACCACCGGAGTGGGTTCCGGCCGAGAGGGCGCCGTTGCTGTACTCGCCCTGGGTGACCATGCTCAGCGGGACGCCAGCCTTGGCCAGTGCGGCAGCGGTCATGCCGCCGACCGCGAAGTGCTGCACCGCCATGCCGCCGAACGCGAAGTGATGCCCCTTCTGGCCACCGGGGTTGTGGCGCATCGGGGACTCGCTGTCGCGAGGGATCCTGAACGAGGGTGACGCTCCCTTGCCTGCGCCACGGTGACCGGCGAACTGCCGGTTAGCGCCGTGGACGAAGCCGGGACCGCCCAGGCCTCGCACAGCCTCCGGGGTGAGGACACCCTCGCCCCTGGAGAGCATGGCCGGAACGGTGTCCCTGCCGGGGGCGTACCCCGGAAGGGTGCCGCCGCGCTTCAGGTTGACCGTGCCGCCCTTGGCGAACGCGGGCGGGGAGCCCGTGATGCCGCCGTAGGCGAAGTTGACGATGCCGCCCTCGGCGAAGTTAAAGTTGACGGGCTTGATCTCACCGATCTTGACGTCGATCTTCAGGAACTTGGTGATCGCGTTAAAGCCCTTGATCAGGCCGTTGACGATCTTGAGGACGCCATTGATGGCCTTTTCGATGATCTCGCCAATTCCATGCCAGACCTTATTGGCAATCGACTTGACGGCATTCCAGGTATTCTCCCAGGCCTTCTTGAAGGAGCCGGAGAACACGTCCCAGGCCCTCTTGATGGCCGTAATGAAGAAGTCCCACCAGCGCTGAACAAGATCCCAGACGGCCTTGGCCGTATCCCTGATCCACGCCCAAACCGTCTGCCAGGCAGTCTTGAGGGCGTTGGACACGGTGTTCCAGATGGTCCGGATGGCGTTCAGGAATGCCTGCCACCACGACTGGAGGAGATTCCATACAGCCTTGGCTGTATCCCTGATCCAGGCCCAAACCGCTTGCCAGGACGCCTTAACGGCCGTGGCCGCAGTGGTCCAGATGGTCCGGATGGCGTTCAGGAATGCCTGCCACCAGCTCTGGAGGAGATTCCACACAGCCTTGGCTGTATCCCTGATCCAGGCCCAAACCGCTTGCCAGGACGCCTTAACGGCGTTCGAGACAGTGGTCCAGATGGTCCGGATGGCGTTCAGGAACGTGCTCCAGGCGGCCTGGAGGAGATTCCAGACGGCCCTGGCCGTATCCCTGACCCAAGCCCAGACCGCCTGCCAGGCAGCCTTGAAGGCTGCCGACACGGTGTTCCAGATGGTCTGAATGGCCGTCAGGAATGCCTGCCAGGCGGCCCTCAGTGCATTCCATACCGCCTGAGCCGCCGTCCGCATGCCGTTCCAGACGGCACTCCAGGAGGCCCGCACAGCGGCGGACACGGTGTTCCAGATGACCTGGAGGCCCGTAATGAACAGGCTCCAAGCAGCTTTGAGAGCGTTCCAGACCGCCTCGGCGGCGATCTTGATGCCGTTCCAGACAGCGGTCCAGGCAGCCCTGAGGGCCCCAGACACAGCAGTCCAGATGGTCTGGAGGCCCATAATGAAGGCATTCCAGGCGGCCTTGAGGGCATTCCAGACGAACTCTGCGGCAGTCTTTATGCCGTTCCAGACGGCGTTCCAAGCGGCAACTAGCGCTGTGGATACGGCAGTCCAGACCGCAGCCAGGGCTCCGGTAAACGCGCTCCAGGCAATCTTGAGGGCGTTCCATACCGCCTGGACGGCGACCTTGACCGCATTCCAGGTGGCATTCCAGGCCGTAACCAGGGCGCCGGAGACGGCGGTCCAGGCGGTAACGAAGGCGTTGACCGTCGCATTCCAGGCGACCTTGATCGCGTTCACTACCGCCTCGAAGGCGACCTTGATCGCGTTCCAGGTGTACTTCCAGGCGGTCTGGAACCAAGTCGTCTTGGTGGCGATAGCCACAATCGCGATGACCAGGGCGCCAATGGCAAGTACCAGCCAGCCCAACGGAGTTGTGAGCAGCGCAGTGTTCATGAGCATCCACGCGATACGCAGGCCCACGAAGGCGGCCGTGAGCGCGTAGACAATCGCGGGATTCATCGCCCTCAGGATGCCGATGATCAAGTCGCGGAGCGGCGGACAGTTCAACACCAGCCACAACATAGGCGACTTGAGGAGCAGCATGGCGTTACCGAACGCCTTGAGGGCGCTCGGGTCGATGGCCGCGATTGCCCTCAAGGCGTCAGTCACGATATGCAGGGAACCACCTGACAGCTCCCTGAAGATCCCACCGATGGTCTTGAGTGCACCCTTGAAGGCCTCGAAGAACTGGTGGACCGGGCCAGCGTTGTTGTTGACGTACTCCAGGAACCGCTGGAAGCCGCCGCCGTCGGACCACTCCCTGAGCCTTGCGGCTCCATCCGCAAGGGACCTGGCGATGCCCGAGGCGAGAGGGGCAAACGCCCTGAAGCCATCACCGAGAACGTTCAGGGCGTCCTTGCCCGCCCTGACGAGCATGGGCATGGACTCCTTGGCGATACCGGCGATGATGCCCGCGTACATCTTGGCGCGGTCACCCTTCATCCAGGCCTCAAAGTCCTTGGCGACCCGGTTGATTGAGGGATGGACGGCGTCAAGTAGCGGCTTCAGTAGGCCGATTCCGGCCGTGAGTCCCCTGACGGCATGGGTGGCCGTGTCGAGAGTCTTGCCCTCTGTCGCCGTGAGGAACCTCTGCCAGGCAGACTTCATCTGGTCGACGGAGGTGACAAACCCCTTCTGGGAGGAGTTGAGCTTCTTGCCCGCCGCGTCCATCTCCAGGGCCCTCTGAATGGCCCCCTTCATCGCCGCGCCGTACACGGCTGTAGACGCAGCTACCGCCGCACCCATGGCCGTTGCGGCACCCGCAGTAGCGGTCATGGATGCGGCGATCGGGACTAGGGCCGGGCCAAAGACGGCAAGGCCCGCAGCGGCCAGCTTGAGGCGGCCCGACCACGAGTTGAGGGCATTCGACGACAGGATGGTGCCCCGCCGGAAGTCGTCGATATCCCTGCGCGCCTGTCGGAATCCACCCCCGTCGTAGTGACTGAAGATGTTGAAGCCGAGACTGCGTATCGAGGCCGTTGAACTCACCCCTCCAGGTAGGCAGCTCCCTTGCGGAGGAGTGCAGGATCCTTAACTGAAACAGCAGCATCCCCACCCGGCCGCGAGAGCCGAGCGGGGAGAGGCTGGAAATCTAGTCCGCGAACGGGTCCTTCGACGGGTCGTACGCGTCGGGATCTGAGCCGTGGACCTCTTCCTCGTCCTCGTCGATCTCGTCGTCGTATTCATCGTCGTACTCATCGCCCTCGTCGGCCTCTTCCTCCTCGTCGGAGGGGAAGTAGATCTCGTGAGCACGCTGAGCCTTCCGGAACTTCCCGGCCGGATTCTTCTTGCCCTTCTTGGTGAGCGAAGCACCCGTCAGGATGTTGTTGATCTGGATCAACTCATGTAGCTGCGCCAGCATTTCACGGTCGTACTCTCGATCCAAAGGCCCGAAGGCCCGCTCGTACGCTTCCCACTCTTTGTACTCGCGGGCCGTCATACTGGCCATCATCCGGTCAACATCCGGGCGGCGCATCGCCAATGCTAGTCGGAACTTGAATCGTCGTCCCGGTCGTCGTCGAAATCCTCAGCCAGGTCCTTGAGGTCTTCCTCGCTGAAGGCCGACATCTCGTTGACCTTGTTAAAGACACGCTGAAGCCCGGCGGCCGGGAGGCTACCCAAGGTTTTGATGTCATGCCGGGTGAACAGCGGACTGCCATCCTCCTTGACAGCCGCAAGCTGCACCAGGCGGGCGCGGAAGTTCGCGTTGTTCAGCCTCTGCTGGCCGTTCTTGCCCATGGTGACCATCGACGACTCGAAGTCGTCGCGCTCCTTGGCGGACAGGTGCTTCAGGCGGATCTTGCCCTTCCACTCCGGAACCTCCAGCACCTCGATCACGAGGGTGGGCTGCTCCAGGATGGAGCGTGCGTCCAGGAAGCCGTCAGCGTCAGTTACGGGGGTGTACTCAGTCACGGGTCTCTCCTTGCGTTTCACGGGTCTCGCCGGGCTTGACGCCCAGGCGGGCGAGCAGGGCGTCGAAGCGGAGTGTCTGCCGCAGCTCCTCATGGGGGTAGGCCTGGGCCACCGCCATCAGTTCCAGGGCTTCGATCTCGCGCTTGCGGTAGTCCTGCCTTCTGGCCTTTTCGCTTTGGGACTCGATCAGGGTGGACTGGCCGACCAAGGTGGCGACCTTCTCCAGAGCCTTGCGCTGACGCGTCTCGTCCGACTGCGCTTGATCGAACTGCCGTACGCGCTCCGCGAGTTCCTTGAGTGATTCGTTGTCGATGCCGAGCAGAGCAGGAAGGCGATTCAAGCCGACACGCTTGATCTCTCCTGTGATATCTCGATCTACCATTTCTGAACTTCCTTCACGGGCCTTCGAGTTGAAGACGGCGAGGGGGACCCGCGCACCCCTCGCCGCCAGCTTGCCCTGGCACCTCGTCAGAACAGCTTCTCTGCGGTATCGAGAGCATTGGCTATGCCTCTCTCGATTTCATCCGCACTGTCGGCGATAGTGTCCGTAAACCAACCCGGACGGGTCGGCCTGGACTGGTACCAGTAGTTTTTGTTTCCGAACAGCGGGTGACGCCAACCCCCGGCCTCGTCAAGGCCCCTTGGGATCGGCCGCTCCGCTGGGTCGTTCACGCCGGAATAGATGGTGAAGTAAGCGCCCCCCTTGGTGCTGATGCCCTTTCGGACGCCAACACCGCGAGCCACACGATTCCTAAGCCCCGTGTGACCCGCCGGGCCGCCCTGCACATCTACTCGCCTGACCGCAGCCTTCGCGCGCTTGACGACCGGATCGAGCGAGTCTCGCAACTCCCTCTCGACCCAGCCTGGCAACCGACTCTCCACGACCCGGAGCCTGGCCGCAGCGGCCTTCCACTCCGGGCCCGTGACGATCCATACGCGCGTAGGCATCGGTTACGCCGTGGCGCGGGTGAACGTGCCTCGCTGGACGTTGAAGGTGACCTCAGTCTCGGAGAGGTCGCCGACGTCACCAGCGAGGGGCTGGTACTCCAGGAGGATGCAGGTGCCGGTGTACTTCGGGTTGGACGCGGAGACCGAGCCCGAACGCGGCCGAATCTCGACGGTGAACTCGTTCTCGTTGTTCCACAGCGGGTAGAGGACGGAGTCGACCGAGTTGGCGTCGAAGTCCTGCTGGAAGGTGACGCTGAACGAGTTATCCTGAAGTCCGTGCACACGCTCCCTTCCAGAACCCGAAAAGTTAGTGGTCTCGACTTCGTCCTTGGACATGTTGATTTCGCAGGAAGAGACGTGGTCGGAGAACACGGTGCCGTTCACCACAACGTAGCAGTCCCGCAGTACGAGCTTTGCCATCTTGGCTTTCCTTTCTAGTTATTGACGGTAAGCCAGGAAGGCTTAGCCCATCCGGACGATGGCGACGGTAACGCCCGTGGGGCTGTCGTTGGTCAGCGTGCAGCGACCGCTGCCGTCCCCGGCGTCGTATGCCTTCCGAAGCGGAATCCAGCGCCATGTCGGCGTGACGTCCCCGGCGGCCAGAGCGAAAGTCGCAGGGGGGTTTGCGACGCCGTACGAGGTGGTACCCGGCACGGAGATACTGATGTTGGACGTGCCAGCGCTCGTCTTCTTGTACAGCGCGAACACGTTGGAACCGTTGCCGACCTCGGCCGTGTCAGACGCGGCAGACGTCCCCAGCGTGGGGGCGGTACCAGCGACGACGATGTCCTGAGTGGTCAGAGCAGCCATTGCGGTACTCCTTTCTGTTTAGGGGTTAGCTGCCGACTCGAACGACGGCGACAGTGACGGCGGTAGCGTCGTCCACATTGAGGACCGCACGACCGATACCGGCCTCGGCGGCGTCGATGTATATCTTGCGCATCGGGATGAACAGCTCACCCGTGGTAGCGCCCAGCGTGTAGACCTTGCTGGGGTACGTGACGCCGGTCTCCAGGGTGGCGTGGTCCATCTCGACCGTGACGGTCTTCTGGGTGCCGGTGTTTCGGTAGACGACGAACGTGTCCTGTCCGTTGCCTACTTCGACGTAGTCGGTGGTGGCGGCGGGGGCGAAGGTCGGCGGAGTGCCAGCGTTCACCAGGGTCTGAGTGGTCAGTGCAGCCATGCGGCTTTACCTTTCTTGTGGCACGCCGTTAGAAGGCATGCACCTGTACCTGTAGTGCGGCGCCCACGTGGGCGACCCTCACCATTTCGTACTGGCCGTGGTATTCGGCCACGCCAGTGACCATCGCGTCGACATCGCCGAGGCCGAGGTCAGGCGTATTCCAGATCGCCTGACGAATGCTCAGCTCGCCCCCTTTGTCGATGAACTGGTCGAGTTGCTGCTGCCCGCTGTCCTCGTCCGTCCGAGCACACAGGACGATGAGCTGGAAGCTCCACTTCTCAGTGCCGCGATCCATGGTCATGGCGAAGTCGCCAGCCTTGTTGTCGCGGCCACCGCCACCCGGCATCACCAGGGCGCACGGCAAGTTGACCGTGCCCTTGACGTACGGGTAGCAGTAGAGGTCGGTCTCGCTCGCGGATACGTATGTACGCACCGTGTTGGCGAGACCTTCTCGGATCTGGGCGAGACTGGACATGCGGGTTAGCCAATCAGCAGTCGGGTCTTCGAATAGGGCGCCAGCTTGCTCACGGCCAGCTTGTTCTGCCGGACGCGAACGACACCGAACTCGTCCAGGCCGAGAACCCCGAAGGGTGCGTCCTTGAGCTTCCAGGTTTCCGCCGCCATGATCTTGCAGGCGGCGCGGACGGGCTGGGGGATATCCGCCCAGCCCCACTGGGCTGTTACTTGAAGTGTCCGCGTCGGGCCGCTGTAACTGCACGGGAAGTAAAGCCCGTTGAGCAGCCGGATCTTGTAGAACGGCCAGCCGGTCATGCCGTCGACAACCCCGTTCGCCGGACTCAGCTCATACTGCGAACTCGTCAGCGTCGTGGCGAAAGTGCCGTTGCCGGAGGTGTCGAGCTTGACCACCAGGTCGGTGGTGGTGTGGAAGTCGTCGATGTAGCTCCAGTCGCGCCCGTCGGGCTCGTACTGTCGCGGCGTCGCCGACTCCGTCTTGTTGAACTGCCGGGCGCAGATGGATTCGATCTCCCGACTCGCCGAGAGGAGCGCGTCCTCCAGCATGTCGTCCTGCCCCGACAGGTTGGCGTTCGCCTGCCCCACCAAGTAGCTCTTGAACTCCGACAGTTGCACGTAGGGGTCACCGAGGGCCACGACCTACTTCCTTTCCTCTATGAGATGTCATAAACGAGCATGTAAGCCCTCGCCGTCAACGTCCCGGAAGAAGATGTGCAGTTCGGTCCACCAAAGGCGCTGATCCTGAGATAGATCCCATCGATCCTGCCGTCGGGATCAAAGTGGTATACCTCTGGGGAGATAACGCCCCTCGCGCTTGACGCCCCACCAGGCTTTACCGGATCACCCCAGGTGTCATCCGCAGAGCTGTCGCCGTTAGCGGCAAAGAACCCCCTCTTGTCGGCTGGCAGATCCACGAGGACCGTACGGACGAATGGGGCGCTCTGGCCGCAGGGCTCCGTCTTCTGAACGGTGATCCATGTGGCGCCGCTAATCAGACCGGCGGGTCCGGCTGGCCCGGTAGCACCCTGCGGCCCCTGGGGGCCAGGCGGCCCCTGCTGGTTGAGCACGTGGTGCGTATAGCCGGTATTGCAGCCCCCGTTGTGAGCAGTCTGAAGGGGCGGATCGATCACGAACATGGTGTACTGCGTATTGACCGAGCGGTTCGTCTGGACGCAGACGTGGAATTCGCCGTCATCGCCATCCGGGATGGCCGCATGAGTTACCGAAGCGGCTCCGGAGGCCAGGAGTGCGATTCCGGCAGCGCCAGCAACGAACCCCTTGCGAGTGATGCCAGTAGTGAGCCTCTTGCGAATACCGCCGAGGCCCATCAACTGGCATCCCCCTTCTCGTCGACCTTCACCTCGGCCGATGCAGGCTTCGCGGCGGCAGCCTTGGCCGCCTGCGGCTTAGGCCTCTCCGGCAAGATGTACTTCGGCTTCTCGGGGGCCGTCTTGGGCTCAGGCTCAGGCTTCTTCTCCGGGGGCGGGGTGTGCTCATACGTTGGCACGAGAAGCTTGAAAAGTCCTGGGTACTCCCCGAGAAGGGGGTGCCCTTCTCGGATGGTGGCACCCCTGCGGATCATCTTCGAATGCCCTTCGAACTCCACAGAGAACGAACTGACGGCCACGTATATGTCGGCCACTTTCGATCCTTTCGCCTATAGGCGCCGGGGGCGGGCCCTGGGGTCAAGGCCCGCCCCCAACTGGCTTACGCCTGAGTGCCGTAGAGGACGCGGAAGGCGTTGTCCACCAGGACCTTGGAGTTGTTCCACCACACGGCGAGCAGACCGCGCTGACCGGTGGGGCGACGGTTGGCGCCGAGAAGGTGGGGAACCAGCTCGACGTTCATGCCGACACGGTCGACGATCAGGAACTGACGGAAGTCGCCGTAGAGCAGGAAGCGCTCGGTGGCGGCGTGCGTGGCCTTCATCGCCGAAGCCTCGTGGGCTGAGCGGCCGAGAAGCTGGGCGGGCATGCCGTTACCGATGCGCTCCCACAGGTCGTGGCCGTCGGCGTCGGCGAACTGCCGGATCTTGTTGAAGATCGTGTGGTTCGCCATGTAGACGGCGTTGCCACGGAACCGAGGCGGAAGGGCCTGCTCCAGGGCGTAGACGTCACCGTCTACAAAGGCGCCCGTGGTGGCGACGTTGACGTTCGAGCTGGACGCCAGGGTGGCGATGATGCCGTTGGCGTTCGGGGCGACACCGTCACCGTTGAAGAAGGAGTCGGACTCCTCCTCTTCCTTGGCGTCGGCCAGGATGGAGGTGACCTCGGACCGCATCTGGCTCCAGTCCTGCTCGACCTCCATCGAGTAGGTCACGAAGCCGGTGACGCGCTCCGCCTTGACGGTGGGCTGTGCCAGCTCCGGGTTGGTCTCCTCGACCTGGGCCGCTTCCGCCGAACGCGACACGGTCACGCCAGCGGAGGTGATGCCCTGCCACTCCTTGCCGGTGATCTGGACCTGCCGCGCCACGGAGCGCAGCGGGTTGATCCGGCCGTCGTTGGTCAGGATGACCGTCGGGTCGAGCTGGAACGGAACGGCATAGCCACCGGTCGCACCGGCACCGACGGCGAGAGCGGCACGCTCTTCGCTGGACAGGCCGTTCTCGTTGAGGTTCGCGGCGACCTTGCCGAAGGCGCGCTCGTACGTCGGGGAGCCCGTGACGAGCATGCGCTTGGCCAGCGCACCCTCCTTGCCGTCCACGTTCTCCAGCAGCCAGGAAGCGCGCTCCTGGGCGGCCTCGCGGTTCGAGACGCCGGGGAAGCGGCTGACCTCGATGGCGCGCATGGCGTTGTCGCGGTACAGGCTGCCCAGCTCGTCGACCGACCGGGCCGAGTTGCGGATGGCGCGCAGGTCGTAGATGGCGTCGTTGCTGCGGCCACGGACGAACGCCGGAGCGCCGGAGCGGCGGGCCGGAACCTCGTCATGGGTGGTCTCGTCACCGGCCAGCTCGCGCAGGCGCTCGGCGCGGGCGCGGGCGTCGGCGATGGAGCGGGCGTGCTCCTCGAACTCGCGGTTGAGGTCGTCCCACTCGGTGCGGATTTCGCTGGGCAGTTCGGCGCCGGAGTACTCGCGGTCGATCTCGGAAAGCCGGGTCCGGATTTCACCCCGGCGAGCCTCCCGCTCCTCGATGGTCATGATTTCGTCCATGGGGACACTTGCCTTTCGTGTTTTGGGAGTTGCGGGCGTAGCGGCCCGCGCTGGCACTGCTTCTTCTTCTGTGTGTCCCTCAGGGGTGCCCTCGGGGGCGGCGCCTTCGGGTTCTGCCCGCTCGTCGGTCTCCGCTTCCGGGACCACCGACGTGTCGGGAAGTTCTTCGGTGCGCTCTTCGGAGCTAGTCCGAACGCACTCTTCGATGAAGGCCTTTCGGTCTTCCTCGGTCATGTCGGCAGACCTGACGCCGACCGACGTCTGGTCGTAGGCGGGGGTTGATACAGGGCCAGCCTCGAAGAGCTTGACCTCCTGGATCGTCCGCTTCAGGGGACCGCGCTCGCCAGCGTCGTAGAGAAGCTCGTAAAGCTCCTGACCCTTGACGGCTGCACCGTCCTTGTCGGTCCATTGGTCGCGGGTCACGGCGAACTTGAACGACATGCCCCGCACGGCCTTCGCTTCGACCGCCTGACGGACAGGCTCAACCACGTCGTTGGCGAAAAGGCGGCCCTCGACCTTCAGGCCCCGCTCATCCTCGACCAGTGAGGTGTAAACGCCGATCGGAGTAGACCCCACGCGCGTGTCGCGGCCGTGGTCCCACTGCATGATCGGGGTGCGCTCACGGAGGGTCTTCCGGAACGCCCCAGGCGCTACCGTCTCCTCGAAGCGACCCTCCCACGAGTTGATCGTGGTACCGACGTTGAACACAGCCGCATACCCCGACAGCGTCCGGCCGTCGCCGACGGCTGCACCGTCGCCCGACCGCTCTTCGCCGGTCTGGGGCTCGACGAAGGTGAAGTCGACGTCACGTACGCAGAGATGGTTCTGCATCAGCGCCCCTTCCCCGGCGGAGGCTTCTTAGCCGCGCCTTTCTTGGCCGGGGGCTTCTTCTCGCCCGGCTTCGGCTTCGCCTCGGCACCCTTCTTGGCCGGAGGGGCACCCTTCTTGGCGGGGGGCGTAGCGCCACCCTTAGCCGGAGGGGCGGCGCCCTTCTTGGCCGGAGGGGCACCCTTCTTGGCCGGAGGCTTCTTCTGCGGCTCAGGCTTCTTCGCTGCCATCTCGCTTGGCTCCCTGTTTAGGTGTGGCCGCAGGCTTTGCTGCGGGAGGGGGTTTGGCGCCGGGGCGCGGCTGGCCCGCTGCGGGCCGACCGGCAGCGCCGGGTCCAGTGGCGGGCTTCATACCGGCAGCGGGCTGCTTGATGGCCTTGCCGTTCTGGTCGACGACCTTGACCGGCGGGCCGTCGGGCATCGGGGGCTGCAACTGCACGGAGAACAGGCCGGTGTGCTTGAGCAGTCGCCAGTCGCCACCCTCGGCGACGGCGTCACGCGCCGACTCCCAGGTGAAGCCCTGCATGACCAGGCCCTGGATGATGTCCGCCTCCTGGGCGATCACCTTGGCCTTCTGCTCGATGTCCTCACGGAGGAAGGAGATGTCCCGGTCGTCGTAGTGCAGCCGGGCGCCTTCGGGGACCCTGACTAGGTTGCTGTACGCCTGGCAGAGCGATTCCCACATGGGGCGCATCTCGCCGTCAGCCCAAGCGTCCTTGGCGGCCTTGAAGTTGCCCGCGTTCAGGCTGGAACCCTGCATGCCCTCGGAGAGGCCGACGATGACGGGGTGGACTCGGGCAGCAGCAGCCATCCGGGTCTCTCCGGCGCCCTGAGTCGCCTTGAAGTCGAGCTGACGCAGGTCGTACATCAAGGGAGTGATGTCCGCGCCGCCGCCCACGTAGAGAGGCTTGTAGGCGTTGTCGGCACCTTGATGGGTCTCCTTCATCGCCCTGATGAATTCCTTGAACTGCTCCGACGTCACGGTCTCCTTGAAGGACATCGCGAAGCTCGGAGTAGCGGCGTTGTCGAAGAACTTCCCCTTGTGCTTCGTGGCCGCCTTGTCCGCCATGATCTCTCGGATCACGGGGGTCAGCCACGACATACCCCGGTACTGCGCCTCGGGGTCTGGAGTGGGCGCCCACATCGCGAACCGCTCGTCTCCGGCGACGTAATACCGCCACAGCGACCTGTCCTGCGTGCCTCCGGGCATGTAGAGCCAGCCCGCGATGTCCGACTCAACCGCCTCGTTCGGCGGGGCCGTCAGGATCGTCCTCACCCAGTCGGGCCTGAGGACTCGAATCCTGGACGAGTGATTGACAATCGCCCCGCGCCCCTTGGTCTCGCGAACCGCGTAGTGGGTCCCGGAAAGGTCTGCGTGCTGTATCGCCCTATTCAGCAGGGCGCTTGTGCTGCCACCGTTGGGCCAGGGCTTCTCGAAAAGGGCAAGCTCCTTGGTGCCGAACAGGTCGCCAGGCCGCCCCTCCCTCATCTTCTGCCACTGGAACCGGATTTGAGAGAACAGGCGCATCCGGGTCACCATGCAGGCGAAGACTACGCCGTCAGACTTGTATGCCTGCTGGACGTACCCCTGGAAGTCTTCCTCGATGGCCTCGTAGTTCTCACCGGCACCGTAGCCTCCGCCGCCAACCGGGTAGCCGAGGCCCTGGTAGTTGATGACCTGCTTATAGAGGTCGTCCAGGGTTAGCCTCTGCTCGGGCTCCCCGCCACTCATGCCGAAAAGTGAACGCCAGGCCTTAGCCATCGCCATCCCCCTTCGGCTTCTCGTCTGCGGTCAATGCCAGTGCGGCAACGGCCAAGCCGCCGCCGATAAGCCCATACGGCCCGAACAGCCACACAAATCCGGTCGTGGTCACCGCAATCGCCAAAAGCAGGAAGTAAAAGACCTCACGAGTCGTCATATGTCATCTCCATGGAAGACCCAAGGTGTGGCGGCCTTCGGCTTCTCGAAGAGCACCTTCCGGTATCCCCAGGCGGCCAGTGTTGCTGCCACCAGCGGGGTGATGTCCGTCGCCGAATTCTTCTTGTCCCAACCCCACTTGTCGCCGACCGGGCGCTTGTCCGCGCCAGCTACAGCCTCGTTGAGGTCGAGCTGGTCGATGTGGACGATGTCGGCTACCTCGCCCTTGCGAGGCTGCACCCCAGAGGTGAAAGACCCGCAGCCGTCGCCGACTTCGGAAGTCGTCGGCACGATCACGGTTACGCCCAGGCTCTCTAGCTCGTCGACAAAGGCTCCAGCAGGGGAACGCTTGTCGATGACGACAGCATCCGGCCTGGCCCTATCCCAGATCTCCTTGGCCCGGCGCACAACCCAGTCGGCGCCCGGCCGATGGTCCATGCGGATCTCGTCCGAGGTGATTTCGACGTGCAGGCACTGCCCGTTCTCGCCACATACGGCGATCGAGGAGAACTCGCGGTTGGGGCTGGTGTCGATACCGAGCACCTTGATGCTGTCGCGGGTGATCTCGGAAGTGTCGTCGATGCGGGCCCTCCACGACTCCTCCTTGATGACCGACCATTGGTCACCCTCAACCGGCCAGTCGCCGACACCGAGACGCTCCTGGGCGAAGGACTCGGCGTCCATGGAGCGCCGCTCCGACTCGACATGCTCGACGCTGATGCGAATGCCCAGGCCTGGGTTGGCCTTGGCGAACGACTCGACCTTTCCGGGCGGGTCGTGCTCGTCGCATCGGGGCAGGCACAGGTCGGTACAGCCGTCGATGGACCATTCGGCGTACATCAGGCGGGGGTCGGGGCGCCGAAAGCCCTCGGCGTCCTTGACGCCGAGCATCGCACGTGCCCTCACTCGGCCGAACTGCGTCGACTCTTTGTCGCCCGCCGAACCCGTGTACCAGATCTGAGGGTTGGGCCTGGCGGACAGCGACGGCATCAGCGCCTTGATCTGGTCGGGGCCGAGATACATGGCCTCGTCCAGGGCGATGAAGTCGGGAGACCAGCCTCGACCGCCGCCCTTGGTGCGGGTACGGAAGCGGAGCCGCTGCCCGGACTTCAGCGTGATGCCCTCATCTCCGTGCGACCGAGTGATCTTGTCGATCTCGCGGTCGAAGTCAGGGACACCTTCAAGGAGTTGGCACATCCGGAGGAAGTGTTCCTTCGAGGTGTCGAACTGGTGAGCCGAGTGGACGACGGTTCGTTCACCCAAAAGAAAAAGGCCCGCGAGTTCGCGAGCCTCAAGGATTGATCCCTTGCCGTTCTGTCTGGAGACCATCAAGCCAACCTCGAAGGCGGCCCACTTGCGCTGCCATTCCCCGCTGGTCTCGTTGAAGAAAGTCTCGTCCTTGACCGCGCAGGACTGCTCGATGAACCACGCCTGCCAGGGGTCTAGGTAGAGACCGGCCAGGGCGGCAAGCTCAACTACTTCCTTGCCCAGGGAGCCTACGCTGGGCGGAAGGTGCTGAATCCTTGGCAGTTGGTGTCCGAGCGGCCTTTCGGGCTCTGAGGGCATCAAGGTCGCTCACCACCCCATCCTCGCGAGGCAGCGCCTCTATCTTCTCCAGAATGTTCTCTAGCCTCAGCACGAGAGCCGCCGTGTCTCCGGTTCGGAGTTGAGACATCCGGCACTGGTTGCACCGGTTACCCTCCAGCTCGTGAGTCAGGAAGTCCCTAATCGCTTCGAGCTGTTGACGGCGGCTCCCCTTGACTGACTCCGTCAGGTCGACGTCCTCGTAGCGTCCCATCGCGGGTCTCCAGGGGTTAACGCAGCGGCGCCGGGAAGGATGTCGGCTCACCCTTGTCGTGCTTGTGGATGATGTAGAGGGCCGCACCGAGCTGGGCGTTAGTGGCGTGCACCTGTGCGACGTCCAGGCTGAGCCAGTTGGAGGTGGCGGGCATCTGGTCGGCGCGAACGTTGAGTACGACGATCTGCTCCTCTTCGGCGGAGGTGCCGTTGCCGACAATGGTGGCGGCAGCGGCCTGCGTGACCTTCGTCCAGGTTTCGTCGCCGTCGAGCGTGGCCTCCTGCTTGAGGTAGTACTCGGTGATGACGGCCAGGTTGGCGGAGGTTCCGCCCGTGGCGGCGGTGTGGTGCTTAAGCGTCACCGTCGGATCGTCGGCGGCCGTGCCTGCGCCCTTGAAGAAGACGATGTCGACGCTCTTGACGTTCTGCATGTTGATGCGCTTGCCGGTCTGCGCCGTTGTCAAGTTGGCGGGGGTCCAGGCGGCCGAGATGTCGTAGTCGGAGCCAAGTCCGTAGTTGGAAGCCATATTGTTCAGTCCTTTCGAGGTTAGCGATCCGTTACGCGGATGCCGATTGTTCTTTCATCAGTGCGGCCCTGGTTAGTCGTTATGCGGCAGGCGACCTTGTAGGTCGCCCCCAGGGTCCCGCCGCTAAGCCATACCGTCACCTTTGAAGAGGTGTTGGACTGACTGTCTTTAGTGAGGCCGGAGTCGACGGTTACAACCGGCGTTCCGGAGATGGTTTCGCCCTCCGCGAGCCAGTTGGCCCAGTCGAACGCCCAGTCCAGCACCGCCTGCGGATCCTTGGCCCAGATCCTCATCTCCGCACCTCCAGTTCGCGCGCTTCGTCGGCAACCGAAAGGTCGCGTCTCTCGGGGTTGATGGAAAGCGCACGCGCATCATCCTGGACGCCGAACGTTCTCCGTACCGGGGTGACGCCCGTGGCGAACACCGTGGCGGCGTAGGCCGTCGCTGTGGCCGACGCCAGCCCGGCCGGTGCCTCGCTGGCGCTGCCGGGTATCGATCCCGTGTAGGACTCCGCAGTCGCCGACGCATGGCCTGCGCTGGACCCGATGGCGATCGAGGCGCCGTAGGCCGTCGCGGAGCCGCTAACGACTTCGGCAGCCGCCTTGAGGACCGCCTGAGCATTCTCGACGGTCGCCGTGGCCAGCACCGTGCCCGCGCTCGACGTAATAGCGATCGTGGGGCTGTAGGCGGTCGCCGACGTCGCAACCTCGCCCGCCGGGGCGTCCGTACGGGCCACCGTGCTGACCGTAGCGCCGTTGGCAGTTACGGTGGGCGCAGCATGTCCTGCGCTGGCCGTAAGTTTCGCCTGGGCGCTCTCGGCGGTCGCCGAGGCCGTCACATGCCCAGCCGGGGCGTCCGTTTCGGCGACGGTGGACACCGTAGCGTCGTAAGCGGTCGCGGTGCCTGAAACAGCCCCAGGAGCAGCCGTCAGGCCGACCTGAGGAGCATTAGCGGTGACAGTAACAGCGGCATGCCCGGCGTCGGCGTTCCGCTCGGTCGCCGAAGACACCGTGGCGTCGTAAGCGGTCGCGGTAGCCGAAGCGTGCCCGGCATCGGCCAGGGTGTCGTCGGCATCGACGGTCGCCCCGTTGGCCGTAACCGACACAGCGACATGACCAGCAGGTGCACCGATTCCGGAAGTCGGCTGGTTCGCCGTCGCCGTCGCCGACGCATGCCCGGCCTCGCCCAGGGTGTCATCGACATCTGCCGTGACACCGCTAGCCGCGACAGTGACCGACGCGTGCCCGGCAGGCACTGCCAGTGCCGGAGTCGGAGCTTCGGTCGTAGCGGTAGCTGAGGCGTGTCCGGCGGGGGCGTTTGTGGACGACTCGGAGGACACTGTCGCGCCGTAGGCGGTCGCCGACGCCTGGACATCGCCCGGGAGGGCGCCAAGTGCGGCCGTACCGGCGTTGACGCTTGAGAGGGCTCCAGCGTGTCCGGCGTCGGCGACCGTGTCATCGAGATCTGCCGTCGCGTCATTCGCAACAACCGAAACCGACACATGACCGGCGAGAGCGCCAACTCCCGCAACCGGCTGGCTAGCGACACCAGCGACCGCCGCGTGCTCCGCCTCGCCCAGGATGTCGTCTGCATCAGTGGCGGGAGCGTTCGCGGTGACCGTAGCGGCAACGTCGCCAGCAAGGGCCGCCAGCGCCGGAGTCGGAGCACCGGCGGAAACAGTGGCCGAGACGTGCCCGGCTGGGGCCGATGTAGAAGTAGCGGACGAAACCGTCGCGTCGTTGGCAGTAGCCGTAGCCGACGCATGCCCGGCAAGGGCGCCAAGCGCAGCCATACCCGCGTTGGCAGTGCCGGTGCCGGTGACGGCTCCAGCGTCGGCGTCGGTGCCATTGGACGGCGCCTGAAGCAGGCCGATCCAGCCGACGCCACCGCCGATTGAGGCGGACGGAGTCGAGGTGGCCGACACCCCGCCCGACGTATCGATGGGCCCGTCTGAGTCCGACCAGGCGTTTGAGGGGGCGAGACCGTTGTCGAGGCCCGCATCCGCGCGCTCCGTCATACCGGTCGGGGTGCCCCAGGTGCGGAGGCTGGTCTGAACGCCACAGAAGGCCTGAACCTGCCAAGTCGTCCCGTCGGTCACGGTCGGCGTCACTACCGGATCCGTAACCGCCGCGACGACAGGAGTTCCGATGTTCTCGTCGGAGAACGGGTCGGAAGTGTCCACGGCGAAATATGCCGCACACTTCGCAGCCCAAGCGCCACCAACCACGCTGGCCAGCGTGACTGTTGGGGCGCTGTCCCCGTTCTGATACACCCGCCAGGCGACAGATATGGCAGTCGACGATGACGCACCGACAGCGCTGTTGATGTTGTGCAGTACCGTCCACCCGGCGGGCCATGACGCGTTGGACGTGGTGTCGTCGGAGGTGCCGGTGGTGAGCATGGCGATCATTACGTCGCCAGCCTGCGCCTCCGTCGGCAACGTGACGGACGCACTCGTGGTGGTACCCGTGCTGGACGCGATACCGGCATATCCGGGGGTAGTGGCGGGATTGATAAACCCCAGCCATGCGCGCCGGTCACTGGCGTCGAGCGTGGAATCACAAGTGCCGGTGACCGTGTAATCACCGGTCGCCACTGCGCCATTGGAGTCATACAGCGCCAGCGACCGGTTGTCGGTCGTGTCAGCGCCATCGATGTCGGCGCGCTCGGTACCAGCGTCCGAACTCGTCCACGAAATCGTCGTGTCGTCAGTTACGGCAGACCCGAAAACAGACAGCTTCCAGCAGTCCGCGCTCGGGTTGGTGACCGAGTTGGAAGTGGCCGTCGTGCCGGATGAGGCGGTATTACCCCAAGCCGCGTCGGCGGCGATAGGGGTGGTCGTATCAACGCCACGGTACACAGAGGTAATACGAGTGAATCCCTGCGCGAGGCCCGGAGAGGTGTACTGCCAAGTCGTGCTGGTCGTATCGGATGCCGTCAATACCCGATACCAAATTGACACCCGGTGCTCGTTGCCGCTGACCGCATCGTACTGCATGCGGATCGGCGTCCAGCCGGATATAGTCGGGTCGCCTGCGGTCGTCGTAGTACTAGCTACAGCAAGGAAGGCGACATCGCCCGCCCGGAAGCCAGTAAGGCCTTGGAGTAGGGCGGAGGTGTAATTGTTGCTATTGCTGTCGGAGTTGAGCGTGCTGGCGCCAATGAAGCGGATAGGGGAAGCCATCGACTACCCCCTTCTACCCGATCACTTGCGCCTTGGCGCCGACACCCGCCTTGGGGGCATTACTTGTCGCCGTCGCCGCCCCCGCCCCAGAGGGGGCGTTAGTCGCCGATCCGGCCGACGGGGCGACTAGGCCGATCCAGGTCATGCCTTCATCCTGACCAGAGGGAACCGTCCAGGTGATCGACGTATTGCCGGTGGCGATCGCGCCGTTGGAGTCGCAGGCGGCGAACATCATCTCGTCGGTGCCCGTGACATTGAGGGCCCCGTCGTTCACCCGGAAGGTATTGCCGGATACGCCAGTCGAAGCCCCGCCCGTGGCGTCCGTCCAAACAACCGCGCCGAGTCGCCACGCGCCGCTGTCGGTGTTGTTGACCGTAACGGACGTATAGCTGCTATTAGAGGTCCCGCTGGTTTCGATCGTCTCGCTGGCTAGTAGCGTGCTATCGGCGCCGCGAAGGCACCACACGATGGACTGATACTCCAGCGACACCGACGAACTGCCGGTCCACGACGCCGGATCACCGGCCTGGACGACCCGACTGAAAACGCCCATCTGGACGTCATCGCCAGCGCCGTCGTAGTAGACGTCCTCCAGCGGGGTCCAACCGGTACAGGCGTAGCTGCTGTCGGTGGCCGTAGCCCGGCCGTTGGCCACCACGCCGATCAGCAGATCGCCGGTAGTCGCGTTCGTCGGCTTCGTGAACGTGAAGGACGTACTCGCCGTCAGGTTCTGATTGGTGGCGACGTTGATGAAGGAGATGGCCATGGCGACACCCTTACCCGATTACCTGCGCCTTCGCGCCTATCGATGATTTCGGGGTGTTCGCCGTCGTGGACGGCGTGGCGGTCCCGGCAGGAGCGCTAGCGCCCGCATCGGCCACCAGCGCCAGGCCAGCGGCAGCGATACCGGAGCTGACATCGGTGGTGAACGTGCCCGTAGTGCCGTTGATCTGATATGCGGCGTCAGTCGACGACGAGAAGTTGCCCGACCCGGCCCCTGAGTGGGCAGCGGCGGGGGCCGTCCACGGGGACCCCGGGGCGGTGGTGTCGTTGGTGGCCGACGAACTCTCCGGGCGGGCGCCGCCCAGGAGAACGACCATGTCGGTGGACTGAACCCCCGTCAGTGACGGTGTCGCATTCGATGTCGCCGCGACGCCGTCGCTGTTACTGGTCCGGACAGTGCCCGACCCCGCGACGCCACGGAAGACCAAAAGCGAGCTGGCCAGGGTCTGCGACGACGTACTGGTCTGCCAGGTATAGGAGGAAGGCTCGCTGCCCGTGGCAATCTTGTAAGCGACCCTCATCATCACGCCGGTCGACGCGTTTTGCGTCAACACCGTAGTGAAACTCGTCGGGTTGGTGATCGTCGCACCCTGCACGGAGCACAGGTTCGCGACAATCACATCACCCGACTGAATGCCGCTCGGCTTAGTGACCGACAGGTTGGCCGTGTCCTCGTTCTTCGCATTGGCGGCTACGACGAACGTGATTGCCACAGCCGCCCCCCTTGCCGGTTACGGGCCTTCGAGGTATACCGCCGCCACCCTGAGGCGGGCGGGGTCGTCGTCGAAATGGCCAAGGCCTGCATTGCACTTGCCGCACAAAATGCCACGGACCTGACCGCCGGTATGGCAGTGGTCCGTGTTCGGCCGATTACCCTTGCCGGGCCACTCCGTTGAACCGCAGATGGCGCAGGCGTTGCCCTGCTTCTCCATCAGGGCCGCGTACTGCTCCTCGGTAATGCCGTAGAGGTACTTGCGCATGTAGGCGTTGCGGGCGCCCGGCTGACGATGCTCATCCGCATAGCGCTTGCGCGTACAAGACTTAGAGCAGCAGAGAGCCCCGGCGTGCAGGTCGTCCGGAATCGCCCCTCCACACCAAGCGCACGGCTTGCGATCCACTCGCCTCTTGGCCCGCCTACGTTCGGCGCTCTTCCGGTTCTGGTACGTGACGCCACACTCGCGGGAGCAACAGATTGCCCTCAAGGTGACAGAGTCCGGAATGGTGCCACCGCAGACCGGGCAGCAGCGTTCACCCTGCTGCTCCGCCTTGCGCTGCTCCAGGGCTTCCCGGCGCGCCTTCTGCGCACTGCCAGAATCCTTGCATTTCCTGGAGCAGTACTGGGACGGGGGGCGCCCCCGCCCCGAGTAGACGAGGTCCTTACCGCACATCTGGCACTGTTTCATGTTTATAGAGTATCACACTCCATAATCACATTTCCGCAGGTCAGACCGTTATGCGGAAGAGTCCCAGAGCATTCCAGGTCACGGTGAACGTACCTGCCGTCACTGACTGCGCCCCGCCAAATGAATGGTAGGTGACGCCGAGGTCGGCAGTGCCGCCGGTACCGGCCGTTACCTCGTCGAGGTAAACGAGGCAGCCGTACGCATTCGTGATGGTGACCGTGCTCGCATGCGTAGTGTCGGCGGCGTCAAACATAACCACGCCGGATCCAGGGGCAGTAATGGCGCCGCCCGTAAGGACGATGCCGCCGGACGGCCAGTTGGTCGCATCTGTGACCTGATTGGCGGTGACCCAGGGGCCGCCAGTGCCGTTGAATGCGGCCGTGGTGGCGTCGCCATCCTTGTTGGGGGTGGTCGTGTCGTTGTAGAGCGCCACCTTGCACTGGTTGGCATCCTTGAGTCCCGCCCAGCCTGAGGGGAGGACGTTGTCCGCCGTCTGGGCCGCCCCAAGCACCTGCTTGAGGAACTGGGAGAACATCGCGCTGTTTGGTCCGAATGTCATTTCACTTCACCTTTCGAGCCGTCACGTACACATATCCGTCTGCTCCGCTGCCGGATACAACTATGCGGAATGCCCGACAGGTCAGCGGGATAACGCCCTCCACTCGGGACGACGCAACTGTGAAGGGGGTGGTCTTCATCACCAAGGGGCTGGTGGATGGCGACCCTTGCTCGGCTATCCACATCCCCTCCTCAATGGAGAAGGTTTGCCCGCTTCCACTGTAAAACTTAGCCTGAATGCGAAGCGAGTCGATCTCTGGTTCAGTCAAGATCCACTCGGTCGTCAGACTCCCGCTCCCATTCGTCTGATAAGTCTCCTCTATGAGATCGGGGCGCACACCGTGTCGCTGATCCCGGTACAGGTCAGACCACGCCATTTCGCTACTCCATCCTTAGTTCGAGAGATGCGCACGGCGCGAACACCGCAATATCATTTCCATCGTCGCGAGTTGTCTCCACCCGCATGATCGGCCGGTTCTCACCGTCGTAGGTGACGACTTCGCTGCCGATGTAGTCCTCACGTTCAACGGCCTCCACCTTGCAGCGGGTTCCGGCGGGGACGAACGGGGCGGTAAGCCCCTTCAGTCCCCGACACGCGTGAAACCGCGTGTGGGGCTGAGATTCATAGGTCACGTCCGTGGCAGTGCAGTTGGGACATTCCCAGCGCTGCTCGGGCGTGAGGATAGGGATTTCTGCCATTGCGGGTCCTTAGTTGTGACAGGTGACAGATGCGTGACCGGCACTGGCCAGGCGACCGATGAGGACGGTCGGCTGGTTGGCCGTAGCGGTGGCGGTGGCGATTCCGGCGTCGGCCGTTTCGCTGCCAGCGAACGACACGCTGTTCGCCGTTACCGTCGCAGAGGCGTGACCGGCCGAGGCGAAGGACGCCTTCACCGTCGAGGGCTGGTTCGCCGTCACAGTCGCCGACGCGACACCAGCCGCAGGACGCCTGGGCGCCGTAGCGGCGTTGGCGGTCACGGAAGCTGTTACGGCACCAGCGGCCGGGCGTCGGGGCGCAGTTGCGGCGTTGGCGGTCGCAGTAACCGACGTCGCACCGGCATTGCCGAATTCGGCCTCGCTCTGGAGGGCGGCGATCGTGACTTCCGGCAGGGGTAGCGTCACGGCCATCGCCGTGTAGCGGATGGCCCTGATGCCGAGGCGGTAGCCGTCCTGCGTCATGATGAACCAGCGCTCTTCGCGGTCGACATTGACGACGTTCTCCGCGAAGAACCTGGTCTCGCCCAGTAGCTCAATCGTCGGCAGGACGATGGTGTCCAGGGTGCCGGTGGGGTTGATGGAACCCGTCAGGGTCATCGTGATGGGCACCGGGGCTTCTAGGGTGCCCTCGGTGTTGCCAGCCCAGGCGCTTACGTCGACCGTCGGCAGCGGCAAGTCCACATCCACGACAGCCGGGTAAGACCAGTTGCCGTCCACCGTCATCGTCGGCAGCGGAAGGTCTACTTCCATGGCGCCGGGGACGCTGAGCGCCCTGATGCCCCAGGAGATTATCTCGTTCTGACTCTCCGATTGCGACGTCGTGATGGCCAATCCGGACTGGGACCCCGACGTGAAGTACTCCGAGGTGGCCATGTAAAAGCCGATGGAGTAGCAGACCGAACCGCCAGAAAAGACGCCGACATCTGCAAGCTCAGTACCGCTGCCCGCCGTAAAGGTGGGAACGGTTGATCCGACGTACCTGACCGTCCGCACATGCAGCACGCGCCCCTGAGTGCCACCCGATGCGCCCAGGGTGGTGTACGGCTCGGTGTGCGTTAGGGCGGTTTCCCAAAGGACCTCGGTGTCAATCGGGGTCGTCGGATCACAGTTTCGGAAAGCGCTGATCGACAAAACCAGCGGGGCCACGTCAGGGACACTGAACGCATAACTTGAAGGCTCGCTACCGCCTGCCACCTTGTAGAAAATCTGGCAGCGGAAAGTCTCGATCGTTTTGTCGTGGATCTGCGCCCAGCCTGAAGGCGCCGTCGCATTCTGTGCGTTACACGTGAAGATTCCGATAAGGAGGTCACCGCTGGCCGTGCCGGTCGGCTTGGTCGCCGACACGGATGACGCGTTCGCCTGAGTACCGGTCTGAGTGTTGACGTGCGAGATGGTCACGCCGCCCCCAATCAGTCAACGGCGCCCAAGCGGGGCGTGGTTACCCTCGATTCAGCTTCGGGCGTCACTACGCGGATACCGAACTTTCGCGTCTCGCCTACAACTTCCACGATGGGGGTCAAGAGGGCGTCCAGGGTACCTGCTGCGTGGTGGGCGCCCGCGACCGACATCACCGGAGTGATCGTCGCCGCCAGAGAGCCCTCGGGCGGTGAAGCGATGCCGTCGCCCGTCATCGTCAGCAACGGCAGCGAAGCGGCCATGGTGCCGCTGTAGTTGAGATTCGCCGCCGACGTCATCGTCAGCAACGGCAGCGTTGCAGCGAAACTGCCAGTGATGGTCACGTCGTTGGCGTCAAGGACGCCGATCCACGAACACGAGGTATTCCAGTTGCCTCCTCGGGAGACAGTGCGACTGGTATTGCCCGTGGCGATCGTCCCATTGGAATCCCACGCGGCCAGCTCCATGTCCTGGACGCTGCTCTCGCGCCAGTTCCTTTTGCGCAGGCTGACCTCGTTTGACAAAAGGTCGTAGGCGACACTGCCGGACGTGTATCCGGCCATCGTCACACGCCAGTTGGTGGCCGTCGGATTGTTCACCGTGGCGGTGCTGTAACTAGTCGCCACCCCTTTTGAGGTCACTCCGGAAGTGGCAAGTCCGATGACGTTGCGATATGCGACAGTAACCGTACCGGCGAGAGCAACCGCAGATCCACTTATCGACCCCGACCAGGAGCCGGGCTCACTTCCGCCAGCCGTACGGCTCAACGCGCAAATCTGATGCGGGGCACTATTCGCGGTCACATACTTCTCGCCGACCTTCGTCCACCCGGCGGGCGCGGTAACCGTCCTCTGAGACCCACCAGAGCCCGCGTAGAAGGACAGGAGCGCTAGCATAAAGTCGCCCGACGCAACGCCGGAAGGCTTGAAGATCGTGAAGGACGAAGTGGAATCGGCCGTGCCGCCCGTGGACGCGACGAACGAAATGGCAGCCATTAATCCACCACTCCCTAATCCGTCTACTAGGTCAGCTAGTTGGCATTGTAATTGTGCCGGACGTGATCGTCACGTTGACGCCCGAGGTGATCGACGTCGTGTTCAGGTTGATCTGATTGCCGGAGGTACCCACGGAGCCGTCCAGGATGGTGGTACCGCCGGACGTCGCCATACGGAACCAGCCAGCCGTGCCCGACGCCGCCGCCGCCACTGTGAGCGGCACACCCTGAAGGGTGATCGTGCCACTAGAGGCAGGGCCGAAGCCGGGGCTGCCGAGGGTAAACGTGGCGAGCGGAGTGAGCCCTGTGGCAGTGTCGGCGGTCGCGGGCTGGGAGCCCGTGTAAATCTTGATCGTCCCGGCATTTCCGAGGGCGGTGTCAAGTGCGTCGGCCAGGGTGCTCGCGAGCGCCGCTGCAAGGCGTACAGCCATTTTCTTTTCTCCTTAGCGCTCAGTGACGCGAATTGTGATTGAGCGGTCGTCGGTTCGTCCACCGGACGTCGTAATTCGGTTCGTGACCTGATAGACCTGCCCGGCAGTTCCACCGGAAAGCCACACCGTAGCCGTCTTCGTTGTATTCGTTTCGGAGTCAACGGTGAGGCCCACGGTGACAACGAAGGTGGACGTGGTAATCGTCTCGCCCTCGTCCAGCCATTCGTTCCAGTCCCACACCCAGTCCAATACCGCGTCCGGGTCCTTCTTGTGGTCGGTAACGGCCATCAGAAGTCCCTTTCGTCGAATCCGGGAGTGGAGGTGTCGACGGCGACCCTCATTCCGCGAGTGGCGACCTGCCCGCCCTCATTGCGGTAGAGCTTCCCGTCCTGGCGGTCGAAAACGATCGCATCCACCACTCCGGCCCGAATATGCAATTCGGCCAGATCGTCGTACTGAATTCCGAGCGACTCGCAAATTCGCTCCACCTGGCGACGAATTCGCGGTCGCAAATTCGGGGGCTCGCCGGGGGTCTCTGGGGGATCTTGACGGGGGGGTACCCCGGCTTCGATCTCGTATCTGGGTCGCCTCATCGCGGGTCTCCGGCCCCTTCCTCAGTAGAGTGGGCCGCCTCCGAAAAAATCATGCCCCTGACCTGCGAAAACGCAAGATCGTTTCCAGAATTTTGGCAACGGGGAGAAATCCGGTCGGG